GACAGTAAATCCCAGCTTGCGGGCGGGGATGCAGCGGATAGCTTTGCATTTTGGGCGCTCGGTTTGGCCGGTGTCGAGTACCAATATGACAGCGCGACCGACAACTGCGGTGTTAACGGCGCGCTCTGCAACAATACTACGACGACAGCCGCTAATAATGGCTCCGGTACGGCGACCGTGCTGGGTTTTGCGCATGATACCAATGTGGCAGTGATCGTAGCTCGCGTGACGGCGCGCGCAGCCGCAGGCGATAACGTAGTGCTGTGGATACAGGTCGGCACCAACTCGCTTGTCGACGACACCGCGCATCTTGCCTCTCTACGTAAGGTCATCAATGCCTGCCGGACGGCGGGGGCAAAATTGTTTCTCGTCAATGATGTTCCCCCGATCGGGACCGGCGCAAGTGCGACCACGGCGGCTAATATCGGCTCTATCAATTCGCGTCTTGAAGACTGGTGCAAGACACAGACGGACGTGAAGGTCATCAAACACTATCTCGCGACCATCGATCCTGCATCCACGACCGGCATTCCGATCGGGGGCACGGGCGGCGCAGCGTTTGCGACCACGAAGGACGGAACCCATGAGAGCTATTATGGTGCCTACCTCGAAGGCAAGATGATGGCTCCGCAGATCGCGGCGCTGTTTCGTGCCACGCCGTTGCGCATTGGCAGCAAGGCTGACGTATATCAGGCATATTTCGGCGCGGGCGCCTATCCCACGGTCGGGCTGGCCGCGAACCTCAACAAAAACCCATTCTCGGAGGGAGCAACGGGTACCGATAGCCTTACCAAGACCGGCACTGCCTCCGTTGTCGGCAGTGTGCCGGACGGCATGGAATTAGCTGGCAGCATCAGCGGCAACGTGACGGTAACACTTTCCCAAGTAGCCAACACGTATCTTAATACTTTGCTGGGTCGAACAGACCTGACATGTGTTCGGATGACGATTAGCGGCACGCCTACCGCTAATGACGCTATTGAACTCCATGAGTACCAGACCGGAACAACTCGTTACCCGGTAATCCAGAATACTACGCCTATCCGGTGCCGGATTATTGTGGAAGCCAATGCCCTTACCGGCACACAAGAATTTTCTGTTCGCATGTCGGGCGGCCAAATTCTACGGAACAGCAACGCAACAGTGGCAAGTAACGCACTGCCTGCGCTGACAGAACGTTTGATATTGTGCAGCCGAGATAGTTCACCCGTCCCCACTACCGCTTCACCTGTCAACTACATTGCGCCGCCCAATCTTGGCGTAAAGACTACACTGCGCAACGGTATTGCGTGTTCTGGCTATATTGACTTGCTGTATAAAGACGCTCGCTTTGTGCAGGCGGTGCCGGCGCCGCTCACATGATCCGCTGGACCATCAAGCGCGTCATGGACGCGGTGGACCAGCCTGAGCGGCTGGCGGCCTCCACCACGGCCGCGCGGAAAGCCATGGTCGCTGAAGTCGAGGCGATGATCGCGGATCAGCCCGACGATGTGAAGGCGGCGACGCGGGCGACCATCCCGCCACTGGCGGCGCCTGGGCGCGACCGTCGCCGGCAGTTCGCGGTTTATCTCGGCGGCGACGTGATGAGCACGACCTATGTCCTGGTCGATGCCGTGCTGATCGAGATGTACCCTGGCGGCAGCCTCTAGGGAAAAGCCATATCGCCCCGACGATGCGTTCCAACATCAAGGCAATACTGACGAATGTTGGAACAAATCCCCGAGATAACTCGTTGAAATCTCATGTTGCAGGCACATTGGGAAGCTGCTGCTCTACCATTGAGCTACACCCGCAAGTTATTGAAAAATGCGGAGAATTTTGCAAAATGCAAATAAAGTTCCAACATTGTCCCCGTTGGAATTCCAACGGGCTCCGGGTCGACCGGCGATGGGCGCACTAGCTCGGCTGCGGTTTTTCGTCAATGGACGACGCTTCATGACCCGCAGGCAGAAGCTCGAGGCCGAGGAGAGGAACAGCCTGGCGCTGGGCGCGATGGAGGGGCTCGGCGACCTGATAGGCGGGCTGGATCCGCGCAATCGGATCGATCCGGGCAAATTCTATTATCTGTTCCAGGCTGTGCACCGGGTGGTGCGCGACGCAATCCAGCCGGCGGCCGAGCATGGCGGGCGGCATCATCATCACAATGATGATGAGCGCTAGGGCCTCAGACGTCCCATGGGGCGGTGGTGAAGGCGGCGTCCTCGAGCGGGATATGGCCGCCACCGCGCAGCAGGATCACGCCCTTGCCGTTGGCGGTGCCGCTGCCGACGGCGATGCCCTTGGCGATGGCGCCCTCTACCCATGTCATCTTGCCGTCGCGCTGATCGGCGTCGAAGCGCTGGCGGAATTGCGCCTCGGTCACGCCTGCTTCTCCTTCGTCGCCGGCGTCGTCCGGTCGCGCTCGAGGCGGAGCGCGATCGCCTTGCCGGCCATCTTGGTATTGCGGGGCATGTAGGTCTCGAGGATCTGCTTGGTCTGGTCAAGATTGTGGCCGGTGATCGCGGCGATCAGGTGGTCCTCGATGCCGAGCTCTCCCAGCCAGACGACGGCGGTGCGCCGCAGGTCGCGGAATTGCAGATCCTCGATCTCGGCCGCGAGATCCTCATCGCCATTTTCGCGCGCGCTGGCGGCCGCCAGTGGCCGCAGGGCGGCGATGGCGCGTTGCAGGCGTGTTCCGGTCCACGGCACGCGCACGGCCTCGCCCTGGGCGTCCTGGCGGCGCTCCTGCAGCAGGACGGTGGTGCCGTCCTGGCGCGCCTCGGCGATCGCGTCCTCGATCAGGCGGCGGGTGTCGCCGACGATCGGCACCTCGATCCAGCGATTGGTCTTGCCCTGGCGCAGGCGCACGCCGCGCACGTCGCGGGTGCCGTCCGGGCCGGGCTCGGCCATGCGCTCCCAGTCGTCGGCCTCGAGCTTGTGGCGGGGAATGGCGGCCCATTTGCTGATCGGGAACTTGATGAGGTCGCCCTCGCGCTGCGCGCATTCGCGGGCGAGCAGGATGGCGAGCGCCAGCCCGGGCTGGCCCGCCTCGAGCGCGGCCGCGACGATCAGGTCGACGGCGGCGGGCGACCAGACCTGATGGCGTGGATCCGCCGACGGGACATTGTGATCGGAGGCCGGGTTGCGGGCGTCCTGCTGCAAAAAGCCTTCGTCGATCGCGAATTTCATCAGCGTGGAAAGCACGCGCATGATGCCGTTGGCGCGGTTGAGGCTGACGATGCCGGTCAAGCTGTCGGGTTTCAGCAGCACGTCGCGCAGCTTGCGTACCCGGTTGCGATCGATGTGGGCGACCTTCTCCGGCCCGGCCCATTTGCTGATCGCGCCCAGGGCCCAGTTGTAGGTTTTTTCGGTGCTGGGCTTGATCGTGGGATAGCGCAGCGCCTTGAAGCGGGCGATCAGCTGGTCGACGGTGCCGCCGGCGATGAACTTCCTGACCTGGCGGGGCTTGGCGCCGCCGCTGCGCCACTCCTCGACCTTGTCGTTCTGCGCCTCGGCCAGCTTCATGGCGGTGCGCAGGTCGGATCCGAGGGTGAGGGCCGTCCAGCCCGCCTTGCGCAGCGCGGCCGACGGCTGCCAATAATGGTAGACGCGGGCGCCGCGGGTCTTGATGACCAGGCCGGGAATGTCGATCTTTGCCATGGGTGCCTTCCGTCGAGCAGGCGGGCGAGGTTATGCGCGTGGCGGCGCGGGCGGGTTAATGGGTCTCACCAGGCTATCATGTCTAGCTGGCACGCTTGGCATGTATCATTTTTTCGGGTTAGCGCGACAGGGGCTTCCCCTGCCGGTGTGTCCTCGACCTGGTTCCCGCAGCCGATGCAAAGGCCCGCCGTTCTTAGGGCTACGTTGCGCCGATGGCCGCTAAGGGCAATGCGGAAGAATATTATGCCCAGAGCCGCGAAAGCCAGGCCGAGCCAGAACTCTGTCATTTCATTTCCCCCTTTTGAGCTTGTCGTTGTGAGGGATCGTTTCGGGGCTGGCAAGGTCACGCCGCCTCCCGCGCGGGGTATCACTCACCGCCTTGCTCCTTGGCTTTTGCCATCCGGGCTCGGTGCTCGAGCTCCGCGATGGCCATGATCGTCGGCTTCACTTCGGCCGCGGCGGTGTCATAGCCTCGTCCGAAGCGGCCGTTCAGCCGGGGCAGGATGGCGCGTGGCACCAGCTTCCAGTTCGACGGATCGGTATCCAGCTTGTCGCCCAGGCATTTGAGCACCATGCCTGCCGGCACCGGGCCGTTGGCCTGTTCCCATAACCAGCGATGCTTCTGCACATAGCGGCGGGAAAAGCCGGTGTGCGGGTTCGGCTGGTCGACGCTGATCTCGACATAGCCGTCCTTCGACAGGCGTTCATGGCCGAGATACTGGGTATTGTGCGGCAAATTGCCCTTTTTGAAGCGGGTCGCGGCACTGTTCGGGTGATAGGGCATCTTCTTGCCCTTGTTCGCAGGCACGGCGCCCGGATCAAACCGGCCAGTCCTGCCGGTGAACCAGCCCCGACGTTTGCACAGGGCCTTGATATGCGCGCAGGAGACGTCGGCACGGCCGAACTGGGTGCGGAAGGCGGCATGCAGATCCGAGCGCTTCCAGTCCTTGCGCCGTTCGATCCACGCGAGTTCATCGGCGCTGTACAGGATCGCGCGTCCCCTCATGCGATTTTCTGCTCGATCATGGGCAGCTGATGGATGAAGCGATCGCCATGGTCCGCGATCAGCTTGCACGCCTTGAGCTGCAGGTCCGCGCCCCGCGCGATCTGGTCCGCCACCGCGCAGATCGCGTCGGCACGCTTGACTTCATGCTCGATCTGTTCCGGCGTAAGCTCCTCATCCGACAGTCGCTCGAGCTGGGCGAAAAGATGGTTGTTGAGGTCGGACAATTTGTTTTTCACGCGGTGCTCCTTTGGCGTGTCGTTCATGAATGGATCCCGCTGGTGATCGCGCAGCCGATGACCAGGGCGAGGAAGATGATCCAGTCGGGGCGGGGCGATCTCATGCGAAGGCGAGCTCCGGCTCGGGCTGAGCGGGCGGCTGCGATGCGCCGGCGCTGGCATATTCGCCGCGGCGGCCGTCGGGGTCGAACAGGGCGCGGTGGGCGCGGCATTCGAGGGTGAAGCGGTCGCGGGCCTCGCCGGGCTGCCCGATCGCGGCCTGGGTGAGGCCGTCGGGCATGAAATGATTGCCCCAGCGCCACCAGTTGAAATGCACGGCCTCGAACCGCTCGAGCCGGTGGCGGGCCTGGTCCGGGTCGAGGGTGCCGCCCCGGATCCATTTGGGATAGGCGCGGCGGCGCATGAGGATCTCGCGCTGCAGCTCGCCGACCAGCTGCGACCAGGGGAAGCGGGTGAGCTCCTCGAGCGCGCGCGCGCGGCGGCGCTCGACTTCGGCCCAGGCCTCGGCGGTTTCCTGGCCGGCCCAGATCCTGATCGCCTCGTTCCAGCGCAGATCGGCGAGGATGCAGCGGAGCATGTCGACCTGGCGGTCGGCGTCATATTGGGCGAGCTGGCCCTTGTCGACCCAGCGGGGATAGGCGGCGCGGCGCTGCTCGAGCTCGCGCGCGATCTCCTCGATCTGGTGGCGGAGGGGGATGGCGTCGGGCTCCGCGCTGTCGGGGGAGAGACAGGGGAAGCGGGGGTCGAGGGCGGTCACCAGGGGCACTCGTCTTCGATTTCGCCGGCAGCCAAGCGCGTCGTGTGCTCGGCCTGTCGTTGCCTATATGCCTGGGCCTCTATGCGGGCGATGCGCTCCTGCTCGAAGGCGTGTGCCTCGAAATCGAAGCCATCCCGCACCGCCGTTCCCAAGGCGAAGCAATGGTGCAGGCGCTGGCGGTTCAAGCGTCTGGTCCATTTAATGTTTACGCTGCGACTGAACGGGGGAGGTAGATCGCTGGTATCGACTTCCAGCGGATATGCTGGTTGGACAAATTGCGCGGGCAGCGTCCGCACATCGATCATTTGCTCAATCGGTGCGTCTTCCCGGTTCGCGCCTGGCACTAGTCCATACCAAAATTCCATCGGAAAATCCTGCTTGAACACGCAATAGAACTTCCGACCAAAGCCAAGGATGTGGCCCTCGCGGTAACCGGTTAAGATGATAGGCGAACGCCTCATGCTGCGGCCTTTCCTTGATAGATGGCCAGAAGCCGCTCGAGCTTTTCGCGGGTGGCTGCGATTTGGTTGGGGAGGCGGGACAGGCGCAGGGTGCGGCGGGCGTGGAGCCGGTCGAGATCCGCGCATTCGGCCTGGGTGAGCGGACGCTCGCGCTCGATGCGGGCATAGGCCGCGATGCGCTGGTCGACCTGGTCGAATGTGGGGTGGCCGGCCATGATCAGCGCGCCTCGATCAGGGTGATCGCGACGCCCATGGCCAGCCAGACGAGCAGCGCGACGGCCGCGATCGCCATGGCGCGCTCGACACGGGCGCGATCGCGCGCCGCGGCCTGCGTCTCGGCATCGTCGGCCCAGTGGGGATCGGGCGGGGCCATCAACCGTCACCCTGGGTTGAAAGGCAGGCGCTGCAGAGGTCGGGTTCGACCCAGTGGCAGGGCGCGATTGGTTCGCCGGTCACGCGGTCGCGGGTGCAGGCGCGGGTGTTGGTGCAGCCGCAGACGCGGCAGCTGGCGGCATCGGTGAAATCCTCGGCCGTGATCGCGATGAAGCGGTTGAGGATATCCTGGGCGGCGAGGATGCGGTCGAGTTCCGCCCAGGCGAGGGCGATCGCCTTGACCAGCGCCTTGACCTGGTCGTGCGGGCCTGGCTCCTTCCAGAAATCCAGCTGCCAGGGCCAGCTCTCCGGCGGCGATGACGGGACCAGGTCGGGGCGAAGCGCCAGGTCGATATAGGCGTCGAGATAGGCCTTGGCGGCCAGGGCGATCTCGGCGCCGTCATGGGCCAGATCATGGTCGATCGTGTTGCCATGCTTGGTCACCTGCTCGAGCCGCTCGGCGATGATCAGGCGCAGCGCCTCGCCGGTGAGGATGGGAATGGTGTCCTCATGGTCGGCGCGGGCGATGGGCTGGCCCAGGGTGAGCTGGACGGCGGTGAAGGGATCAGTCATTGACATCGAGGTTCTCTGGCTCCGGGGAAGGGCGGCGGCGGTGCTCCTCGCAGGTGCACTCGTCTTCCTCGGGCGCGTGCTCGAGGAGCGCGGATGCCTCGGGCGAGGGTGGGCTGATCGAGGCGGGCAGGGTCATATCCGCCCGCCATTGGCTGTGTTCAGCAGCACGTCGGCGTGGCACCACGGCGACGTGAGCGGGCACCAGCATTGCAGGTCCTTTCCAGCGAGCTGCTGCAGCCGCGGCAGCAGGCGTGCGCGCCAGCGTTGCAATGCCTCGATCTCGGCCAAGCTAAAGCCTGCGGCGGCTAGGATCCTGGTTGTCAGGTCGCCCCGGATCCATGCCCGGTAAAGGATGACGCTGCGCGCATGGCCGATCCGGTGCCTCCCGGAAAAGGGATTGCTCCAGATGGTCGGGCGGCCAACGTAGATGGCCCCAGCTGGGGCAATGGCATATTTGCGGCGCGTGCGCGGCAGCCGCCTCGATCCGAGGCACGCTCAGCCGGAGCCGTAGCCGGAGCCGTCGCCGGAGCCGGAGCCGTCGCCGTAGCCGGAGCCGGAGCCGTCGCCGTCGCCGTAGCCGTAGCCGTAGCCGGAGCCGGAGCCGTAGCCGGAGCCGTCGCCGTCGCCGGAGCCGTAGCCGGAGCCGTCGCCGTAGCCGGAGCCGTCGCCGTAGCCGGAGCCGTCGCCGTAGCCGGAGCCGTCGCCGTAGCCGGAGCCGTAGCCGGAGCCGGAGCCGTCGCCGTAGCCGGAGCCGGAGCCGTAGCCGTCGCCGGCAGCTGTTTGCCCGCCCACATCAACGGCCCTCATGGCTCGGGTGAGCGCGGATGCTCGCCTCTGCCGCTTCGCCGCAAGCGATGATCTCGCAATTTTCGGTGAGCACGATGTCGATCGGCGCGCCGATCTTGCTGTCCTTGTGTAGGCCCTCGGTCGCGACGCCGGACAGGAACGCCGCTTTATTGGCGGGCTTCCAGTACCAGAGCCGGCGGCTTTCGGTGAGTTCGGCCAGGCGCTCATGCCGGGCTCTGAGGACGCCCGCATGCACGCCGGCGTCGCGGGTGCGGACGATCACATATTTGCCGATCCAGTTGTCGTCGGCAGTCGCAGTATCAGCCATAAAATCTCCTTGGTTGGCTGGTGGGGAACAGGTTCAAAAGGGGTGGGTCGCCGCGCTCATGGCAGCGGCAACAGGAAGTTGATCACGGCGCTGCAGAGGGCGGTCCAGGCGAGGATCGCGACGGCGGCGCGTTCGCCGGTGATGCGCGTGATCATGGCTCGCACTCCCAGAAGTAGCGGACCGGGAAGGCCTGCTCCTCGCGGGCGCGCATGAAGTCCTTGCCGACGTGGCAGCGGCGGCCGCGCGCGTCGACGCAGATGGGCGGCACGCTTTGGCCGACGGTGCCGGTCGCGCCGGACAGGCGTGCCCCGGCGAAGTTCACCCAATCGTCGAAGTCCCTGAATTCACCGGCCCATTTGGGCTTGAGGTCGCAGGGCGTGGCCGCGCGCGGCCAGCCTGTCGGGGTGGCGACATTGCCGGTCATGCCGCCACCTGCCGGCCGGCGCTGTCCTCGGGCTCGGCGTCCATCTTCGCCTCGAGGATCTCGAGGCGCGACAGTTCGAGCTGGAAGTTCAGGCCGAGGGCCAGCGCGTGACCAGCGGCCTCGGCCTCCGCGTGGCGACCGAGGAAGCGGTAGAATTTCAGCTTGTCGGCGATCGCGTCGAGCGGCTGGGTGAGGTCTGCGGCTTTCATGCCTTCCCCCCCCCCTGTTCTGGCGCGTGCGATGGCGTCTGCCGCTGCCTGGGCGGCATTGGCCTCGACCATGCCGGCGACGGACAGAAGCTGCCGCGCCAGATTGCGGCAGGCATCGGGGGTCATGGTGCAGTGCAGGCCGGCGTCGCCGGTGGATACTAGCAGCAGGATGGTGGACAGCTTGGCGTCCGTCTCGCCGCGCGCGGTCAGCCGCAGCTTTCCGGCCGGAATGTAGGTGACGTCTTCGTTGACGATGAGCGCGTTCATCCCGTCCTGCTCATCGCGGATGCAGCTGGCGTGATCGCGGCCGTCGATGTTGATGAGCTTCATGCCGCGCCTCCGAACAGGGCGTCGGCGCGGGCGTCGAGGCGGTCGGCGGCGTCGCGGGCGTCGGCGCTGTCGAGCGCGGCGAGGGTGCCGGGGGGTAGTGTGCCGCCGAGCCAGGCGGCGACCGCGGCGGGGATCCAGCGCGATTTCGCCGGCGAGATCTCGCGGCTGATCGCGCCGCTGACCAGGGTCGGCAGCGGCTGGGGAAAGCCCTCGTTGACGATCAGGGCGGTGATGTAGTCGCGCTGCCAGCGCGCGCTGCGGTGGTTGACGCCGAGCTTGCGGGCGATGGTGTGCATCGGCCAGGTCGGTTCGGCCCGGTCCTGCACGGCGTGGCGCGCGGCGCGGGCCTCGGCAATGCAGGCGACCGGGGCGCTGGGCGGTGGGGTAGTGTGGACAAGGTGCATGATGCCCTCCGTGGGTTAACGGAGGACAGAAGTAACGGTATACGTTACAAGGTCAAGCTAAAAAGTATCACCTACCGTTACATATCGGAACGGATAGCGAACAAAAATGCGACGAACCGAGTGTGCCTGGGCATCTCTCGGTTTGCAGCTTACAAATTTCAAGCCGTTTCGGCGCGGTTTTAGGCAGGATGCATCCGCGCTCGTGTTAGGGTGCTGGCATGTTCATTTTCTCACTCTCGCTCGCGCTGGCGGTATCGGGCGGCAGCTTCCGCTGCGATGCGCCCTATTTTCATGATGGCGACGATATCCGCTGTGGCGGCCGAACAATGCGGCTAGCAGCGATCGACGCGCCGGAACTACCCGGCAGCCCAAAGTGCCGCCGTCCAGGCCGACACAGTTGGTGCGATTTCCCGCTTGGTTTCAAGTCTCGTAACCATATCCGTTCGCTGGCGGCGCGGGGACCGATCGATTGTGCCCGGGTGGCGCCGGATGATCGATATGGGCGCCCGATCGTGCGGTGCGCGGTTGAGGGCCGCGATCTGGGCGCGGCGCAGATGCGCGCGGGTTTGGCGCGCGCGTGGCCGTGATCAAGCGGCGCTGCGATCGCGCGGTTGAGGGGTGTAGGGGATGAGGGTTTCAGCAACCCGGCGCAGATCGTCCTGACGGTCGGGGGATCCTGAGCGGAAGCGGGTGATCAGCTGCCGTTCGGTCGGGCGCAGTCGCATCGGGTTGTCCTGGTCGCTGAGAATTTCCGCCGGCTCGCAGCCCAAGGCTTCGGCAAAACGTCGCATCCAGTCAATGGTGAGATCCTGCTTGCCGGTCTCGTAACGGGATACGTTCATTTTGGACGTGCCGAGCAGGTTGGCCAACGCTTCCTGCGTCAGGCCAGCCATGCGCCGTAGCTCATTGATGCGATTTGGAAACTCGTCCATCGCAATGAAAGGTACGACATTCTGCATAAGCAAAAAAGATACGCCATACGTTACATGGGGTTGTCAAGTTGTAACGTTAGGCGTTACCAGACTGTCCCATGGCGAAACAGTCTCACTCCAAAATGCAGGCATGGCGGCGCGAACACCGCCTGACCCAGGCGGCCGCAGCCAATATCGTCGGTGCAACGCGGCAGCAATGGTGGCGTTGGGAGAACGGAACCGAGGTTCCCGGCGCTGCCTATCTGATCGAACTCCACCGCGAAGGGATCGCGAGCCCGAATGATTTTTACGATCTTCCTGAATGGGCGTCCGGGCAGTCGCACCGGCAGGTGGCGGCGTGATGTCAGTGACGCTCCTCCGCATGTTTCGACAAGACCCATCGGATAGTTTGCGATCTCATGCGGGTGCGAAAGCCATCCACCATGTCAGCGGCGATGGCGCGCACCTCAAGTGGATTACCGCTCTTCTTCATGGCGTCAAACAGTCGATCTTCCAGGTTCGTCTCAGCGCGCGTGCATCCCGCCATTGCGGCCTCCGCGATCGTGACGGCCGGTTCCTTCGTATTGTCGACTTGCTTGATCCCATAGATGAGGCAGTCGCTCCATGCGGTAACCGCCTTTTTTACTGGTGCTGTCGTGACGGCGTCAGTCGGCGGGTAACCGTTATTGTCCGCAGCATTGTCACTTTTCGAGCAACCTGCCAGCACCAGGCCAAGTATTACCCATGTTTTCCGCATTCGATATTCCCCCCTCGAGTCGTTAGTCCATATCACGGCGCGCCTGAATTCGAGAAAGCCGCGTGATGGGCGACGCCTTTCCCTCCCAAAGCCACGAGGCGGCGCTCGATCGGGTGATGCTGATCGCCGCTGAGCAAGGCGGTGTCAGCCGGGATCCCTGGCTGGCGGCCTGTTCAAGTGCTGAAACCGTGCGCGCACTGTTGCGAGCATTGCGTCCCATACCGCGCGGTGACGTGCGATGACCTCTGGCTTGTGCTTCGACCGTTCCTCGTGCGCGGTGAGCTGCGCGTCGTTTTCTTCCGTCCAGCGGCGCATGGCCGCCTCGTCGGCGAAGCGCCGGGCGGTCAGGTCCGCCACCATCGTTTCCAGCACGATCAGGCGCATTTCGATATCGATCAAGTCCACGGTTCCGGTCCCTCCTTGTCTGGTCGCTCTGTCTGGATGGACCGGTAGGCGGGCGGGAGCAATCCTGCCCGCCGCTCTGGCGGGGTGCGGCTGATGGGCGGCGGCGGCGATCAGCTCGATCTGGCGCGCTATCGCAAGGCCAATGCGGTGCGGGCGGTCAATGATGCGTTGACCGAGCTGCTCGTGGCCGATCGCAGATTACAGGAATTACTCGGTTCCCAAGCGCGCGCCGATCAGGACGCGCGCCGGGTCGCCGACGGCCCGGCGGGGTTTTCTCCCGTTTCCCCCGCCGGGCCCGAAGGCGGCGCATGGCCGCCGGAGTGGGCGCGATGAGCACCAGTCCGGCCTGTTGCCCGAAGTGCGGTCGTTTGTTGCCGGTCGCGCCCTACGAATATCATTTCTGCGTGCTGCCGGGCCTGCCGGGAAATCCGCTGCCCAGGGATGAACGGCGATGAACGCCCCGGCCCGGGATAGACCGCAATTCGCGATCGAGGTGCGCGAGATCGAGCAGCTGCTGCGCGCCCAGGTCGAGGCGCTGGTGTGGCAGCTGCTGCCCAATGCGAAGCGGGACGGGCATTATCTGTGCGTGGGGTCGCTGTCCGGCGAGCCGGGGCAGAGTCTCAAGATCAATGTCGACGGGCCCAATCGCGGCATGTGGGCGGATTTCGCGGCGCTGGGCAGCGACGATGGCGGCGGCGACTGCCTGCTGCTGATCGCCAAGATATTGTTCCGGGGCGAGCTGGTCGACGCGATCAAATGGGCCAAGAGCTGGCTGGGCCTGGACGGGCTCGATGCCGATCGGCTCGAGACGAAGAAGCGCGAGGCGCGTGCATCGGCCGAGGCCGATGTGATCAAGGCGGCCGAGCTGAAGGAGGTCAAGCGCAAGCGCGCGGTGGCGCTGTGGATGGGGGCCAAGCCGATCGCTGGGACGCCGGCGGAAGCCTATCTGCGCGGGCGTGGCATCGATGTGGCGCGGCTGGGCAAATGGCCGGGTTCGCTGAAATTCCATGCCGAAGTGTGGAACCGCGAGCAGGGGCTCAAGATCCCGGCGATGATCGCCCAGATGGTGACGCCGGCGGGCGTGCATGTGGCGAGCCATCGCACCTATTTGCGCTGGTGCGAGCGCAAGGGCTGGGTGAAGCTGGACAGTCCCAATGCCAAGATGGTGCTGGGCGCCTGCGCGGGGTCGTTCATCCCATTGCGGCACGGCCCCTCGGGCAAGTCCATGTCGCAGATGCCGGAAGGCGAGGTCGAGCATATGGCCGAGGGGATCGAGGATTGCCTGACCGCCGCGATGGCCAAGCCCGAGATCCGCATCGATGCCGGGTACTCGCTGGGCAATATCGGGTCGATCGTCTTTCCCGAGCACGTCCGGCGCCTGGTGCTGCTGTGCGACCGCGATGAGGCGGGCAGCAAGGCCACCGACCTGCTCGAGCGGGTGATTGCGCGGCAGCAGGCGCGCGGCATGCACGTCCAATATGTGATGCCGCCTGTGGGGGTGAAGGATCTCAATTTATGGCTGCAGCGCGGTGCGCGGGCTGGTGGGGAGAGGGCGGCGTGAGAGAGTTGGTTCGATGCCGGAAGTGCGCCGCGAAGGCGATCGGGACGCTGCCGGAGGCGGCGCCCAGCGGATGGGAAGTGATCTTTGCCAATCGTGCTTTCGGCAGGGGGGGGGCATGGGCCGCTCTCTGTCCAGCGCATCGGGGGCTAGACTGATGCCCCGCATCACACGCTACGGGTTCAGCCGGGAGGCGGGGCGCATCGTGCGGCCTGACAAACTTATCCGCTGCAGAAAGCCAGTCAGGGACCAAATACCCGAGAGGGGAGTGGGGCACGGTTCGCGAGACCTCCCCCGGGATGTCATCGGGCATCCCCAGGCGCCGACAGGGCTCCCCCAAACAGCGCCCGCAAGGGAGGGGGAGCGGACCGCGTCTGCTCCCCCAATTGCGCCGCGTCGCCCGCCCGACGTGCTGCTGCCGCTGCCCAAGCTGGGTGAGATGGAAAAGCGCTATGATCCGCGGCTGCGGGGGTTGTCCTGATGGCGAGCCAATCGGGCACCGTTGGGGGATGTTCGCGCGACGGATGCGAACGGCTCGGAATTTACTACGCGGTGATTTGCGTGCCCGCCCTGGGTGGCAAGCGTAGCCAGCCGCTGCGGATGATTGTCGATCTGCCGTTGTGTGAGGATCATCATAGCGAACTGGATGTCGCGAATTTCCTGCTGCCTGAGAGCCGCCAGCGGGTGCGCATCGCGCTGATGGCGCGTGGCAAGGCTATGCCGAATTTTAGGATTGCATGGAAAGAGCGCGGCGTGATCGGCGATCGCGATTGGCAGGCGTTTCTCGGCGTGAGGGGCGGGCACTGATGGCTAGCCGGGGGGGCAATATCGTCGACATAGGGGCCGCGATCGATGCGGCCGAGGATGCGCCGGTGCTGGCCGAGGCGGGCGATCTGCGCCCGTTCGGCGGGCATGATGATGGCGATGATCTCGACGCACCGCCCTTGCCGCCGGACTGCCCGATCCAGCCGCTCGGGGTGCTTGAGCAGCAATGCTTCTACCTCGACATCAACGGCCAGATCATCAAGCTCGAGATGGGCAACCGTCACGGCAAGAACAGCCTGATTGGCCTATTTGGTACGAAAAAGAGCTGGCTCGAGCGCCATTTCGGCCAGTGGACCGAGGAAAAGACGGACAGGAAAACCGGCGATATCCTCAAGCCCTCGGTGCTGAAGGGGTTCGACCAGGCTGCGGCGTCCGACGCGCTGATCGTCGAATGCACGCGCCGCGGGATATTCGATCCGACAGGGCGGATCCGTGGCGCCGGTGCGCACCGGAGCGGCAATGACGCCCTGGTCCTGCATTGCGGCAACATGATCATGCGGCGGCGGCTGCGCATCAATGGCGAGGCGGCCGAGATCGAGTGGTTCGATACCGGCCTGCACGGCGATTTCGTCTATCCCGCCGCCGCGCCGATCCCGCGCCCCTGGCCCGAGCCGGTGGGCGAACGGGCAGGCGAGATCACGCGGTCGCTGCTGGCGAGCTGGAACTGGAAGCGGCCGCTCCTGGATCCGCTGCTGGTGCTGGGCGGGATCGGCGCGGCCTTCCTGGGCGGCGCGCTGGAATGGCGGCCGAGCGTCTGGATCACGGGCGGGCGCGGCACCGGCAAGTCGACGCTCAATGGCAAGCATGGCATGCTCGACCAGATCTTCGGCAATGGCCGGCTGCGCAGCGCCGATGCGAGCGCGGCCTATATCCGCCAGCGGCTGCGCAATTCGACGGTGCCGGTGTTCCTCGACGAGCTCGAGGCGGAGGAGGATGGCCGGCGTACCAAGGCGATCCTTGAGCTGGCACGGGTGAGCTCCAGCGGCGACGATGCGGGGCGCGGTGGGCAGGATCACCAGGCGATGGACTTCACGCTGCAGTCGAGCTTCTGGGCGAGCTCGATCCTGATCCCGCCGATGGAGCCGCAAGACCGCAGCCGCTGGGCGGTGTGTGCGCTCAAGCCCTTCGACAAGGCGGCGAAGAAACCGGATTTCAAGGCGGCGCGGCTGGGCGAGCTCGGCCGCAAGCTGCTCAGGCGCATGGTCGACGGGTGGGAGCGCTGGGGCGAGACCTATGCCGCCTATCAGGAGGCGCTGGCCGACATGGGCCACACGGCGCGCGCGTGCGACCAGTTCGGCACGCTGCTCGCCTGTGCGGACCTGCTGCTTTACGATCGGTTGCCGGATCTGGCGACGATCGAGGCTGCAGCCGCGCTGTGCGACGTGAAGTTCCTGCGCGAGGTCGCGGACAGCGCCGAGGAGCATGAGCTGTGCCTGACGCACCTGCGCACGACGATGGTGCAGGCGCGCGGCGGCGATGAGCGCGAGAGCATCGGCACCTGGATCGGCTCGGCCGTGCAGGAAATATGCGATCCCTCGGGCGGCGAGGGCAAGCATCATCGCCGGCTGCAGGAGCTGGGTCTCAAGATCGTGACGCCGACCGGGACGGGCTCGGCAATCTGGGTGCCGGGCAGGCCGGGCTTTCTGGCCGTCGCCAATTCGCACCAGGCCATTGCCGGGATCTTCGCGGGCAAGAAATGGGCGGGCGGCGTGTGGGCGCAGGCGCTGGGGCGGAGCGAGGGCGCGCTCGAGGGCGTGACGGTGAAGTTCGGGCGGATCGCGATGCGCGCGACGCTGGTGCCGCTCGACCTGGTGATCGATGAGAGCGAGATACCGGCGGTGGCGCGGTGGAAGGGTGAGAAGGCATGACGCGCGAGGAGCAGGAGATGCTTCGGGCCAAGGTCGAGACATCGGTGCGCGGTGCTGTAGATGCGGCGGCCGAAGAAGCGCGCAGCTTTTTGCTGCCACATGAGAGCTTTCTTGTTCGTGCAGTGAACGCCGGTTTTGACGCGCTCATCGCCGCCCTCTTCGACGCGATGGGGGATGGTGAAAAGAAATGATTACGCACATGTCAATCCCTCTTGAGAAAAAGATTTTCGCGGTCGCAGCCCCGCAGAAAAGCGCCATGTCAAGAGCGAAAATCGCACCCGCAGCGGCCCGTAGGGACGCGGTGCGCGGGTGCTCTGCATCCTCCTCCCTCGGTGCGGATAAATACCCTGGCCCGTTGGTGTGGTGCGGCCTTGTCGCTTGTCGTTGCACCCCGGCCCGTTTGATGGCAGGAAAGATGGATCGCCAATGTCTGGTGCGATCCGGGTCCGGGGGAGTGGTTGCAGCTGCAACCGACTTGCAACCGTTTTGCAACCGGGAAACCCTTCCAAATCAACAGCTTATCGCAGTGGTTGCACGGTTGCAGCTTGGAGCCTCGCGTCATGCGCACATGCGCGTGTACGCCTACACGCATGCGCATAGCGCGAGGCTAATCTTTGCAACCTTGCAACCGCATCAGATATCTTATGTAAATCAAGAGGTTAGTGGTTGCAGAACGGTTGCAAGTCGGTTGCAGCTGCAACCGTCCATGGCGCACCGGTCGCAAAGCCGTAGAAATCCGCCGTTTCCGAATAAAATAGGCGGCGGATATTGGCGCGATGCCGATCCGCAGGCTCGATCATGCCCGATGAGGGGGCGAGCAGAGGGGCGCGGTGCCAAAACTTTCGGGCTTCGGGGGCGCGGCGGGTCGCAGGGGTTCGGCCTGGGCAGTTGCTCGAGGTCGATCGAGATCGGCTCGGCCTGGTGCAGCGGGAATGGCGGATTTGTGCGGGTTTCGCATGGGTCGCGGGTGGCCGTTGGAACAGTCTCGTTGGAACGATCCTCTGAGAGCCGCAGGAAACAGCCATTTCTTGCAGCGCGGCGTCAGCTATGCGGGCTGACCGGTCGGCCTGGGCAGGGCATGGGGGGCATCGATCGGCCGGCAGGGGGGGGCGGGCCCCCATCCGCGCCGCGCCCCTTCCCCCGCCCCTTGGCGCACGCGATTTTCCCAATTTGGATCGCCATCAACGATGACTGTCCAGCCAAGGGTGCGGAGGCGCCCGGAATTTTGAGGCTGCAGACGGGGTCGGGGGAGCGGCTTTCCCGCTCCGCTCGCATGCGAGCTCGGGGCTGGGGGTCTGATGCCGGTTGGGGGCTGTGTCGATCGGGCGAGACTAGCGGGGTCCGGGTCCATGTCAACTAAGACCGGCCAGGACAAGGTTATCACCGACGCGCTGGACGGCGCCAAGGCGCTTGTCGAGACGGCGCAGCGCGAGGAAGAGCAGCTCGACCTGCTCGAGGACGTCACGCCCGAGGACATGGTCGAAGCCCGCGAACGGCTGGGGCCCCATGCCGGGCGGCTGTCGGTGCTGCGCCAGGCGCGCGAGGTGAAGCGTGGCCGGCCCAAGGGATCGCGCAACAAGCGGACGGATGATTTCGCGCGGTATCTGGGCCAGTACGGCCAGCATCCGGCGATCACGATGATGCAGATCCAGAGCACGGCGCCCGAAGTCCTGATCGAGAACAGCCGCCGCACGGTGATGAAGATCCTGAAGGGCGGCAAGGATCGCGCCGACAAGGTCGTCGAGGTGGTCGAGGAGACGCTCACCTATGAGGCGGCGCAGTCGCTCAGGATCCGCTGCGCCGAGGGGTTGCTGCCCTACATCGAGAGCAAGCGGCCGGTGGCGGTCGACATGAATTTTTCGGGGCTCTCGGATCTCATTATCGCCGGCGTCACGCACAGCGATGCCGAGGTCCAGGACGTGCTCGATGCGGATTTCACTTCGGTCGATGATGAGGAGGAGGCCGCATGAACGCGCCCGCCAAGCCTCGCCTGTTGCGCTCGCCGGGGCCGGTGGCGGATGCGTTTCTGCGGTCGCGGGCGTTCATCAAGGTCATTATCGGGCCGGTGGGGTCGGGCAAGACGATGGCGGCGTTGCAAACGGGGCTCATGGTCGGCGCGAAACAAGGCCGGGTGCAGGATGCGCGCGGGATCTGGCGGCGCAAGGCCCGCATCGGCGTCATCCGCGAAAGCTATCCGTCGCTCAAGTCGACGACGCTCAAGAGCTGGTTCAACATCGTGCCCGAGGACAAGGGCTTCAACTGGTCGCCGCCCTACACGCACCAGTTCGCCAAGGTGCTGAAGCGCGATCCGGAGACTGGCAAGCCGACCGAGATCCTCGAGATGGAATATGAGTTCCGGGGCATCGGCCAGCAGACGGTCGAGGAAGCCTGCCGCGGCTGGGAAATCAACGCGGTGATGATCGATGAGGCGGATCTGCAGCCCGCCGACCTGGTGCCATTCCTGACGGGCCGCGTCGGGCGTTTCTCCGATCTCGACCCGAGCAATGTCGTCGATCCGCAGATCATCGTGTCGATGAACATGCCGGATATCGACAATCATGCCTACCAGCTCGCATTCGACAAGCAGCTCGGCGAGCTCTCGGACGCGGACACGGGCCAGCTCAAGGAAGCGCTCGGCGGGCGCGAGCTGATCGAGACGTTCGTGCAGCCCGGCGGGATGGAGCCGGACGCGGAAAACCTCCATAATCTGCACAATGGCCGGGGCTATTACGTGCTGCAGATCGCGGCGAACCGGCACAAGAAAAACTATGTCGACCGCATGGTACACAACAAGCCGGTGCCGCTGATGCACGGGCAGCCGGTCAATGATGAATTCGTCTATACCCGCCACGTTCGCGAGGAGCGCTGGGACAAGCGGCGCAAGTTGATCGTCGGCATCGACCAGGGCTACAGCGCCGCCGCCGTCTTCCTGCAGCGCGACGCCCAGGGCGATATTCGTACGCTCGGCGAGGTGGTGAGCCTGGCCACCGGCGGCAAGGCGCTGGTCAAGATCAGCGCGGAAGGGTTCGGCCGGCGGGTGAAACAGGCGCTGCTCGAGCGCTTTCCGGGGATCCAGCGCGACCAGGTCAAATTGGTCTGTGATCCCGCCGCCTTCGCCGCCGAGGATCGGCCGAATGATGGCCGCGACTGGGTGTTGGCGGTCCAGGCGGCGATCGGCATGGGCAAGATCTTCAAGGCGAAAAGCAACGCTGCGGGGCTGCGCAACGAGGCGATCTGGAAGGCGATGGGCAAGCAGGACGGATACTATGTCGACCCCGGCTGCAAGCACCTGATCAAGGCTCATTCGGGTGGCTATCGCTACCAGAAACAGGAAATGAGCACGGGCGAGCTGCGCGGCAATCTCGAGATCGCCGACACGATCTACACCCATGTCGCCGACGCCGAGCAATATGCGGCGCTCGAGGGCGAGCATGTGATTTCCGACATTCGCGGGCAGCCGCGCGGCGGCGGCGCGGCCGCCACGGTCGACGGCGATTATGACGAGTTTCGTTTCAATGGAGGATGACCATGGTCGACAAGGTTTTGGGTGCGCTCACGGGCGGCGTTCTGGGGCTGGCGACGTCGATTTTCGGCGGGAAGAAAGCGGCTGCGCCAATTCAGCCGCTGCCGTCGGCGACGCGCGACGATGCCAAGGCGCAAGCGATGGCGAACGATGAGCTGCTGCGGCGCAAGGGCGGCGCGGCGGACATTCTGGGCGGGGTCAAGGGCGCCGAGGCCGCCGCACCCGGTGCAAAACTCACCCTCGGCAGTTGAAAGGAATGATGATGACGGACGAACACGGAGTTATTGATGAGCAGGCCGGTCCAGATACTATGGAGCGGCTCGCCGAAACCGAGGCGGCGCTTGCGGCCGCCAATGATGAGCTGCGCGATCTGAAGCAGGAGAGGGATGATCTTTCCGCCGCGCTGGCCAAGGCGAACGCAGCGACCGAGAAGGCCAAGAATGCCGCCAAGGCGAGCAAGGGGGTGCAGGGGCCCAAGGCGCGCGTGTTCAAACCGACCGAGCCGGTCCATCGGTTGTCGGCCGAGGAATTGGAGGAATTGAAGGCGTTCCTCGGCGAGGCGGAGACGGTCGAGGTGGTGTTCTGCGACGGCGGCAAGGAAGTGCTCGGGATCCCGCCCGTGCGCGTCCAGGGCGATGCCTGGTCGGTGCGGTCGCAGGGTCTGCTGCTGACCGTGCCCGTGCTGGTCCATGGCCCCGGGGCCGGGCATGCCGCCTATACGGTGGATGGGTTCGGCCTGGTGATCGACGGCAAGCCGGAGATCCATGCCCGGCGCGTCAATGGCCAGCTGACCATCGGCGCCGGCGCCCAGATGAATATCGCGGACGATATCATTTTTTGACGGTCGGGGGCGGCTTTCGGCGGGCCGCCCCTCCCTATCGCCCGGAACGAAGGAAGGTTGAAGATGGACGACAAGCTGCAGGATGAAGGGCTGGTCAAGCGCGAGATCGCCGAGCTCGAGCGCATGAAGGGCGAGCGCTCGCCCTATGAGGATCAGTGGCGCGAGATCGAGGGGCGGCTGGGCCTGACCGGTTTCAACCCGACAACGCCCGGCGCCCGGCGCGGCCAGCGCAATTTCGACAGCTCGGCATCGCGCGGCCTCAACCGCTTTTCCGCGGCGATGAGCGATATCACCGTGCCCGAGGCGCGTCAGTACATCGAGGTCAAGTTCGCCGACAAGGATCTCGACAAGTTGCCGGAGGTGCGGCGCTGGTGCGAATATGCCGGCGATCGGCTCTACGCCATGCGCTATCGCGCGCACGCCATGTTCGGCGTGGCCGCGCATGAGGATTTTCGCCAGCTCGGCAGCTATGGCACGTCGCCGTTCTGGACGGACGTCAAGCCCGGTGTCGGCCTGTTCTACAAGGCGATCCCGCTCGCCGAAACCTACATCGATGTGGACTATGTCGGGATGGTCGACACGGCCAGGCGCTGCCTCAAGCGCACGGCCCGACAGCTCAAGCAGCAGTTCGGCGAGCAAAACCTGACGCCCAAGATGCTCGATGCTCTGCAGCGCGACAAGCCCAATGAAGAATTCGAGATTGTTCATACGGTCCGGCCCAATGATGAAATGGATACTGCGCGTCTCGACTATCGCGGCAAGCCGGTGTCCTCGCTTTACATCGCGCCAGATGAAAAGATGATGCTGCGGCGTGGTGGTTATTTCACCATGCCGATCACGGTCTCGCGCCATGTGACCAGTCCCGGCGAGAAATATGGGCGATCGCCCGCGATGGACGTCCTGCCCAATATCAACCTGGCCAATGCCCAGGCGCAGACGATCATTCGCGCCGGCCACAAGGCGGTCGATCCGGCGCTGCTGTTCTACAGCGACGACGGGGTCACCCGGCTCGTTACCAAGCCCGGCGGCGCTAACCCGGGCATGGTCAACGAGGATGGGCGCCCGCTTGTCCATGCCATGCCCGGCGATGGCAATCTGCCCGTCGGGGTCGAACTGCTCGAGAGCGAGCGCGCGATCATCGATGACGGGTTCCTCGGATCCTATTTCAAGCTGCTGACCGACGATGCGGTGCAGCGTTCGGCGACGGCGGTGCTTGAGATCGCCGGCAAGCAGGGCGTGATCGTCGCACCCTATGCGAGCCGCTACCAGGGCGAGAAACAGAACCCGATCACCCAGCGCGAATTTGAGGAGGCGCTGCGCTCGGGGCAGATCGAGCCGCCGCCGCCCGTCGTGCAGGAGGCGGGCGCGCATCCCCAGATCGAATATGACAATCCGCTGCGGCGGATGGCGCGGGCGCAGGAAGCGGCGGGCATGTCGCGCCTGGTCGAGGTGCTGGCGCCGTTCGCGCAGACAGATCCCGATATCATCGGCGACGTGATCAACCTCGAGGAAGCGGGGCCCGGCCTGGCCGACGCGCTGGGCGTGCGCAAAACATGGACCAGGACGGCCGATGAGATCGCCGCCCGCCGGGCCCAGCGCGCGCAGGAGAAGGCCGCCTCGGCGACACTGGCCGGTCTCGAGCAGGCCGCCGGCGCGACGCTCGACCTGACCAGGGCGGGCGCGATCGCGCAGGATGCCGCATGAGTTCGCCCGAGCTCAATCCTTTGCGCTGGCGCGCGATCCTGCAGGCGCGGGCGTTCAAGGATATTTTCACCAGCCATGGCGAGATCGGGCGATCGGGCGAGGCGGTGCTCGCCGATCTGCGCGAGTTTTGCTTCGCCGGCAAAAGCACGTTCGACCGGGATCCGCAGGTCATGGCCCGGCGCGAGGGCAGGCGCGAGGTGTTCCTGCGGATCAAGGATTTTCTCAACCTGGACGAAGATGCCGTCCAAAAGATGATGGAGATTGACGATGGATATGGGGAATAGCGGGGCGGCGGCGTTGCTCGATGGTGGTGCTGGCGGCGCAGAGGGTGCGGCGGCTACAGGTGCTGAAGGCGCGGGCGGTGACGGCGGCGCGGCGGCCGCCGCTGCCGTCGGCGGTGGTGACGCGGGCGCTGCAGCTGCGGCTGCAGCTGCTGGTGCCGGTGGTGAAGGCGCGCAGGATCCGGACTGGTACGATCAGATCTCGGCCGACGTGCCGGAGGGCGAGAGCGCGTCCTTGCGTGACTGGCTGAAATCCAAGGGGGTCAAGGATCTCAACGGGTTGACGAAATCCTATCGCGACGCCGAGAAGGGGCTGCGCGACAGTGGCCGGATCAAGGTGCCCGGCGAGGGCGCGAGCGATGAAGAACTGGCATCGTTCCACAAGGCGATCGGCGTGCCTGACGATGTCAAGGGCTATGAGGTCAAGCTGCCGGAAACCAATGGCGGCCTCGAGCTCGACAGCGACATGGTCGGCAAGCTCGCCGAGATCGCGCACAAATCCGGTGTGCCCAAGGGTGGTTTCGAGGCGATCGCCAACGCCTATGTCGAGAGCCAGGTCGCCGCGCATCTCGAGCGGGTGCAGCGGGAGGATCAGGGCCGCGACGCGAAGCTGACGGAATGGGGCGCGAACAAGGACCAGAAGATCGCCGAGGCCAATGCGGCGATGCGGACGCTCGGCCTGTCCAAGGATGACGTCGGCGCGATGCAGATCGCATTGGGCACGGCCGACAAGGCTGGCTCGGCGCGGGTGCTCGAGATCCTGCAGACGATCGGCGCCGGGATCGCCGAGGACGTGCTGTCGACCGGCGGTTCGGGGCGCTTCGGCATCACGGCGAGCGAGGCGCGCGGCCAGCTCGACACGATGAAGGCGGATCCCGACATGGGCGCCAAGGTGATGCAGGCGGGATCACCGGAAAACCTGCGCTGGAACCGGCTGCTCGAGATCGTCGGCGCGGAGGAGGCGCGCAAGCAGGCCGGCGGCTAAAATACCGCTTGACAGCGCGAGTCGTTATCTGAGATTTTGCGTCACGCCGGTTCGGGGGATCCGGCACAAAATCCCCCGCCTTCGTCTCCCCCAAGCCCTCGCCTTTCCAGGCGGCGGCCGGGAGCCCACCCCGGACGGGGCGCCGACCGCAGGCGTAAATCGACAGAATGGCCGGAGCCTCGCTCCCCAAGCCCTTCGAAAACTGGCTTCAACACCAAGTTTCGGAAGGGCACGTCATGTCCGATCAGGTCAATGTCACAGCACAGATCAAGTTCCTCAACAATATCGAGCTGACGCTTCAGCAGAACAAGTCGAAGGTCGCCAGCCTCGCGATGGTCGCCAATACGGACGGCGCGGAAAAGGCGAAGATCAAGGATTTCTTCGGTGCGGTCGCGACCCGTACCGGCAATGATCGCCACGGCGATACCCAGTACACCAATACGCCGCACGAGGCCCTCTGGCTGGTGAAGCCGGATGAGGACTATGTCGCGGACCTGGTCGATCGCAACGACCAGAAGGCGACCAGCATCGAGATCGGTTCGGGCTACATCATGTCGCAGGCCGGCGCGATCAATCGCTACTGGGACGATGTCTGTCTCGCCGCGCTCTATGGCTCGGTCATCAGCGGCAAGCAGGGCACCACGGTCACCGCGCTCGGCTCCAGCATGACGGTTCCGGTGACCGAGGGCGGCGCGTCGGGCAACCAGGGCATGAATGTCGAGAAGCTCGACGCCGCCGACCAGCTGCTGCTCGAGGCGTATAATGATCCCGACGAGCAGAAATTCATCGCCATGTGCGCCAAGCAGAACCGGCAGCTTGCGCGCGAGGTCAAGGTCACCTCGAGCGACTTCTCGGCGCTGGGCGGCCGGGTCGATCCCAAGAGCGGGTTGATCGTGGCCTATAAGGGCTGGAGCATCCTCAATATCGAGCTGAGCAATCCGCTGCTGCCGCGCACCGCGGTGGCGTCGCTGGACGGCAGCGGCTTTCGCCAGTGTCCTTATTGGAAGGCTTCGGGCCTTGCGATCGGCTGGTGGGAGAAGGTCTTCGCCAGTGTCGATCCGCTGCCCACGAAGCGCTTCTCCAAGCAGTATTATGCGGCGTCCACCGCCGCCGCCACCCGCACCCAGGCCGGAAAGTCCGGCCTGATCCTGTGCGCCTGATCGAGAGGACTGACCCATGACACGACGTTATGTAACCCAGCAGGTCGGCGTTCTCGACGGCACCGTCATTCCGCCGCTGCGCGCCGATGGCCGCCAGGTCAATGCGAAGGAACGCGCCATCATCTGCACGATGACGGCGGTGGCTGCCCAGATCGGCGACGATCTCGTCCTCGGCGAACTGCCCGCCAATGCGATGATCACGAGTATTGCGATCGTCACCGACACCACGCTCGGCTCGACCACGATCGCGATCGGCATCGCGGGGAACACCGGCAAATATGTGGCCGCGCGGACCTTCACCACACCGCTGAATGCGCCATCGGGGATCGGTCCGAAACCGAGCATCCTCGCCGCGGGCCCGGTCACTGCCAAGGAGACGCTGCTCTGCACCTTTGCGGCGGCGGCGCTCGCCGGCACCGAGGTCATCAGCTTCATCATCAAATACGTCACGAACAACTGATCGTGACGTGCCGGGGCGGCGCCCGTCGATCGCCGCCCAGGCTTTCAATCCCTGATCGGCGGGCGGGAGGCAGTTCATGGCCTGGACAGGCAAGCTCACAATCCAGCGCGGCAAGTCCAACAATCCGGCATCGGTGGTGCTGGCTGCGGGATCGGCCGAAGCGCAGAGCGATACGCTGAGCCTCAACATCGACGCGACTAACCTCTCCAAGGGCGAGGCGGTCGTGATGCTCGAGGATCTGATCGAGCACATCCAGCGTAGCAACTGGCCACTGAACTAAGCCGGAAGGATCCGGCGCTTGGCCGATTATGTCTCCATCGCCAATATGGCGGCCTCGCTGGTCGGCGAGGACGATCAGTTGATGTCGCCCGACGATGACACGCATATCGGGCGGACGATCAAGGCGGTGTGGGATCTGTGCCGCGAAGCCGCGATCCGCGATCACACATGGAATTTCGCGATGCGGCGCAAGGGGCTTGCCGCCGAGGCGCTGAGTGAGGTTCCATACCCCTGGGCCTATAGTTTTCCGCTGCCCGCCGAGAGCCTGCGCCTGGTCGAGGTGCTCAATCTCGCCCAGGACGATTATCAGCTCGAGGGGCATTCGGTCCTCTGCGACAGCGCCGGCCCGGTCTATGTCCGCTACCTGATCGACGTTCCCGAAAGCGCGCTGTGGGACAGCCTGTTCGCCGTCGCCTTCGCGCGCCGCATCGCGGTCCAGATCGGCAAGCGCATCGCTGGTTCCGCTTATGATGTCGGGACCGGCTGGAAGCTCTACCAGGACGCGCTGAGCCAGGCGGTGCGCGCCGACGCGCGCGAGAACCCGCCGGTCGAGCCTGATCTCACGGGATGGGAAGAGGCCTATCTCGGCTACGGGGCGGTGCGCTGATGGGGCTGATCCGGCACCTCATCACCAGTTTCAACGGCGGCGAGCTTTCCCCGCGCATGGCGGGCCGGACCGATACCGCCGTCTATGCGATCGGCCTCGAGGTCTGCGAGAATTTCTGCCCGACGGTCGAGGGGCCGATCGTCAAGATGCCGGGCTTCGAATACATCTGCGCGGCCGATGCCAGCTCGACCTGGCTGGGCGAGTTCCGCTTCAACCTGACGCAGGACTATGTGATCGAATGGGGCGCGGCCAAGGCCCGGTTCTTCACCAATGGCGGCCGGATCGAGACCGCGCCCGGCGTCGCCTATGAAGTCGTCACGCCCTATGCGGCGGCCGATGCGCCGCGCCTGTCGTTCCAGCAGAGCTATGACCGGCTCTATCTTGCCCATGGCAGCTACCCCTATGCCAGCCTGACCCGGACCGGGGCGGTGACATTCGCGCATGCCGCCGTCACCCTCAAGAACGGGCCGTTCCTCGACCAGAATACCGACAGCGCGATCACGGTCACCAGCAGCGGCGTGACCGGCGCGGTGACAGTCACGGCGTCCTCGGCGATCTTCCTGGCCGGGCATGTAGGATCCCTCTTCCGGATCGACGCGCTCGACTTCTCCGACGTGACCGCCTGGGAAGCGGGGATGAAAGCCATCACCATCGGCATGAAGGTGCGATCCGATGGCAAGGTTTACGAGGCCGCGACCGCCGGTGTGACGGGCAGCGTGCAGCCGATCCACACGGAAGGCGCCGCCTGGGACGGCGCGGGCAAGCAGGATGAGCTGAACACCAAGGGTCCCTACGGGATCAAATGGACCTATGTCTCCGACGATTTCGGGATCGTCCAGATCGCGACCGTCGGCGGAACGACGGCGACCGGCACGGTGCTGCGCCGCCTGCCCGACAGCGTGACCAGCGTCGCGACCTATCGCTGGTCGCATGGCGCATTTTCGGTGGCGAAGGGCTGGCCGAGCCTGGTGGCCGTCTGGAACAGCCGCGCGATCCTGATCAAGGATTTCGATGTGCATGGCAGCGTCATGGGGGACTATGGCGGCGGCCAGATCAATTTTGCGACCAAGGCGAGTTCGGGCCAGCTGGCGCCGGACATGGCGTTCCGGCGCACGCTGGCGACGGAGGATCCGCCGCTGTGGATCGCGGGCGACCGCAAGCTGATCGTCGGCACGGCCTCGCGCGAGCTGGCGGTCGGGCCGCTCAACAATCAAGCCGCGCTATCCGGCGCCAATATTTCGGCCGAGCCGCAGAGCTTCTACGGGTCCGCGCCGGTGTTCCCGGTCCAGATTGCCACCTCGACGATCTTTGCCCAGCGCGGCGCGCGCAAGCTGCGCGAGGTCGGCTATGACTTCGCCCGCGACCGCTACGTCGCCAATAATATGACCGTCTGGGCGCGGCATATCACAAAGTCCGGCGTGATCCAGTTCGCGTTCCAGAAGGAACCGGAGGAGCTGCTGTTCTGCGTGCGCGCCGATGGCGTGCTGGCGGTGCATCCCCATGCGCCCGAGCAGGAAGTAAAGGGCTTTGCGCGGCGCACGATCGCGGGCGGCGGCAAGATACTCTCGGCGGTGTGCGTCACCGATGCGGATGGCGTCAACGACGAGCTGTGGGCGCTGATCGAGCGCAACGGCGCCAAGTCGATCCAGCGCATGGCCAAGTGGCGCGACGATGGCGACCCGATCGCCGATGCGTTTTTCGTCGATTTCGGCGTGACGGTGATGGCGAGCGCCGGGCAGACGCATTTCACCGGCCTGACCCATCTCGCCGGTGAGACGGTCGCGGTGCTGGCGAACGGGGCGCATATCCCCAATGTCGCGGTCGATGGCGCGGGCGCGTTCGACCTGCCCGCCGCCTCGGTGCCCAATGCCCCTTATCGCATGACCGTGGGCCTGCCTTATACCGCGCGCTGCGTGACGCTGCGGCCGCCGCTGAGCATGAACGGGCAATCGACCCAGGGCCTGCGCCATCGGCTGGTGCGCCTGGCCGCGCGCCTGCTTGAGACGTCGGGTCTCAGGATCGGGGCTTTTGGCGGCGTGCTCGACAATCTGATCGATCGCCGTGCGAGCGATGCGATGGATGCCCCAATTCCGCTATTCACCGGCGATACGGGTAAGGCGGTCGGTGGTGGCTATGATCGCGATGGTCGCGCCGAGTTCATTTCGGACACGCCGCTGCCGGCGACGCTCACCGCGCTGATGCCGAAATTCGAGATCGGGGACGACGGATGAGCGCGCTTCGCTTCGTCCCGATGGAGGCGCGCCACGGTGTCGAGATCCGGCGCCAGCCCAGCCAGGCCATGCAACTCGGCCTGCGCGCCGACATGAGCGCGGAGGATGCTGCGGCGCTGGCGGGCGGCCGTGAGGCGTGGGCGGCGCTCGAGGGTGAAGGTTTGGGCGAGCGCATCGTCGCCTTGTTCGGCATTATCGACGTGTTCCCCGATGCGCATGCGAGTGTGTGGGCGACACTTTCGGACGATGTGGGTGCGCATCATCTGGCGATCACGCGTTTTGCCCGAGAGCGCCTGGCGCTGGTCGACCTGCCGCGCGTCGATGCCATCGTCGAATGTGCCGACGCCGAAATCGTTCTCGATCGCTTCCCCGATCTCGACGCGGGTGAGTTGCTCGCGGTTCTGTGTGAGGTGCCAACGCCGGAGATGCGCTGGGCGACGACGATCGGCCTCAAGCCCGCGTCGGTGCTGCGCAAATATGGCGCCGCCAGCCAGACGCACATGCTGTTCGAGAGGATCAGCTGATGTTTGTGGCCGCTCCCCCGAGCCGCAAAACCGGTTCCCACTTTTGCTGGGGGCGCAGCTGATGGTCCAGGCGGCGCTACCCATCGCCCTCGCGGTCGGCGGTTCGCTGGTCAAGGGTCTCGGCACCAACGCGGCGGCCAAGGCCAATGCGCGGGCGGCCGACCAGAATGCGGTGGCTGAGCTCAACAATGGCGTCGCCGAGGAAGCGCGGATCCGCGATGGCGCGCGCCAGGCCATGGGCGAGCAGATCGGCGCGCAGGGGGCGAGCGGGTTCCAGCTCGGCACCGGCAGCGCCCTCGATGCGCTGGCGGAAAGCCAGATCAATAGCACGATCGATGCGCTCAGCGCGCGGCGCGCGGCGGCGAGTAGCGCGCGCGGCTATAATGTGAAGGCCGACCAGTTCCGGCGCGAGGGCAATAGCGCGCTGCTGTCGATGGGCTTCAATATCGGCAATACGATTGTCGGCCAGGGGACGGACTGGGCCTCGGCAAAGAAGGCGGCCGGGTGATGGCGGCCGAGGAGCGCATCTATCAGCAGCGGGTTGGGCCGGCGCGCACCACGCCGCTGCCCTATGCCTCGGCGGAAAGCTACGGTGCCGGGGTCGGCGAGGCGATGGGGCAGCTCGGCGATACCATCCATCGCGGCCAGATCCAGAATTTCCAGATCGAGAAGCGGCAGGAAGCCGACCAGCAGCTTGCCGACTTCAGCGCGAAGTTTGCCGAGGCCCGGCTGGCAGCGGACAAGGCGTCGATCGACGCCCGCAACACTGCCCAGCCCGGCGCGGCAGGCCATGCCAAGGCCATGGACGATTGGTGGTCCGGGCAGGCCGAGCAGCTCACCCAGGGCATCACGAACAGCCATGTCCTGCGCGCGGCCAAGCAGCAGATCGTCGAGTTCGGCGCGCGCTTCGCCGGATCCGAATATCAGTATGAGGCTGGCGCGCGGGTCGGCAAGCTGGTTACGGACACGCAAAGCGCGTCGGATCTGGCGGCCAATCGCGCGCGCCTGGCGCATGATCCCAAGAGCTTTGCCGAAGAGCTGACCCTTGGCCGGCAGTCGATCGACGCGCTGCAGGGCGTGCCCGCCGACGTCAAGGAGAAGCTGGTCCGCCATCACGACGAGACCGTGACGGTCGGTTATCTCAACGGCCTCAACGACACCAATCCCAAGGCGGCGATCGCGCTGCTCGATGCGGGTGCGTTCAACGATATCCTGACGCCGCAGCAGGTCGAGCAGGCGCGCGGTGGCGCGACGGTCGAGGTGCGGCGTCTCGATGCGGCGGCGGCGCACCAGCAGGCGCTGCAGACGGCCGCGCTGCGCGACCAGGTGCAGACGGCCGAGACGCGGATCTCGGCTGGGGTCCAGGTGCCCGACGGCCAGCTCGCGGGACTGCAGGCGCAGCTGCAGGCGATCGGCGACCAGGGCGGGGCGACCAAGATCGGCGTGCTGCGCGTCAAGGGCGGCGTAATCCGCGAGGCCGATGTCTGGCGTCCCGAGCAGTTCGATAGCGAGATCAACCGGCTTGCGGGGCTCAAGAGCCGCTCGCCCGAGCAGGATATTCGCCTCAAGGCGCTGCGCGACATGCGCGGCAGCGCGGTTGCGACGTTCAACAATAATCCTGGTGAGTGGGCGGCCAAGAACGGCATGCCGCCGCCTGTGCTCAATCTCAGCGATCCCGCCGCGATCGCTGCGCGCTCAAGCTGGCAGCGCGCTGTCGGGGCGGAGGCGGGACGGCCGGTGCCGTTCTTCACCGGGGCGGAGGCTTCCGCGTTGCGCGCCCAGGCAACGGCCTCGCCCAAGGGGCGGCTCGACGTGGCAAACCAGATCTCTGCGATCGGTGGCTATGGCGTGCTGCAGGCGGCGCGCCAGATCGCGCCCAATGATCCGATGCTCGGCCGCCTGGCGCTGTTGCCGCCGGAAAGTCGGGTGGCCGCCACGAACGGGATCGAGGCCCGCAAGGCGCGTCCCGACCTGGTCGACGGGGCGGCGGGCAAGATGGCGCGCGATGCCTTCCTGTCGCGCGTCGGCGTTGCCGCGTCGCTGCTATCGCAGAGCGATCTTAACGCCGCGTTTGAAGCCTCGCGCAATCTCTATGCCGACTGGGCGGGGCGCCATGGTGCGCAGGACTATGACGACAAGGATTATGCCCAGTTCGTGCACCAGGCGCTGGGCGGCACGCGCGGGCCCAATGGCGAGAAGCTCGGCGGGCTCGGTAGCTGGAACCGCCAATCGGTGTTGCTGCCGCCGACCATGACCGATGATCGGTTCAATCGCACGCTCGCGCGCCTGCAGTACCGGCCCGACACGCCCAATGCCCCGGTCTGGCATGACGGGCAGGCGATGACGCCCGACCAGTTGCGCCGCTATGTGCCGGTGCAGCGGCCCGACGGGCTCTATGAATTCCATGGGCCCAATGACACGGTAGTCACGGTCAAGGGCGGTCGCACCTGGACGCTGAATATCGAGCGTCTCGCCAAGGATCTCGGGCTGTGACCGGGGCGTTCGTCACCCCGATCCCCGAAGCGCCGCCGCCGCGCCCTGTGGAGCGGCCAGCGACCTATGGCGAAGTGTGGGATGCCAATCGCGTCCTGGCGCGCGGCGATCGCACCGATGCCGAAGCCGATCGGCTGCGCACCGCCTATGAGCCGGTGCTGTCCGCCGTCAATGCCGATCGCGCGCGCCGTGGCCTGAAGCCGATGGTCAATCCCGGCTATTGGCAGGGGTCAATGGCACGGCGGCCGTCGGCCGAGAGCGGTCCGTTCGATTTCGGCTCGATCCTCGACCGGCGCGTGACGCGCGATGAACAGCAGAGCGAGATCTTCAAGGAGCTGGCAGGGATCCGCGCGCGCGATCCGGCATTCCTCAAAGGCGTGCCTGCCGATGCGGGTGTGTTCCAGCAGGGGATCATCGACCGGGAAAAGACCGCGCGGGCTGGTGCGCGCGACGTGCTCGGCCGCTCCTCGGGCGCTGGCCAGACGTTGGCGGGTTTTGCCGCCGGCACCTGGGAAACCATGCACGATCCGGTCAATATCGCCTCGCTGCCGCTGGGCGGCGGCGGCAAGACGATCCTTGCCCAGGTCGCGCGGTCGGCGCTGGTCAATGGCGCGCTCGAGGCGCTGCAGCTGCCGCTGGTCGCTGAAGGGCGCGCGAAGCTGGGCGAGGAGCTGACGGCGGGCGAAGCGGTCGCCCAGGTCGGCATGGCGGCCGCCGGCGGCGTGTTCGGCGACGTTGTCGTGCCGCAGGCGGCCAAGTTCGCGGGCAAGGCAGTCGGCGCGGCCTTCGACGTGGCGGTGCCCGCCGACCGGCGCATCGCCATGGCGCTCGGCCATACCGGCCTCGACGATGTCAGCGACCATGAGATCGCCGCCGCCTTTTCGCAGGCGGTCCCGACCGAGATCCGCACGCCCGACGAAATGGCGGCGATCCATGTCATCACCCGCGAGGGCGAGGTCCGCGCTGCCAGTCCCTACGTTGCCACGCCTGCCGGGCTCGATGCCCATGCCGCGCGCCTGCAATCGACGATGGAAGCGATCCTGCGCACCAATACGGGCGACGTGGCGTCCGCGCCGATCGGACGGGTCGCGGCGGTGGCGGCGCGCGGCTCGCCGTCGCTGGCGCCTGACATCGTCGATTTCTTCAAGGCCAAGGGCTACAGCGAGGCGCAGGCGCGGGGGATCGCGGCGGGCGTGGCGGCCGAGGCGGCGAGTAGCCACACGGCCCTGAACCCCGATAGCGGCGCGATTGGGCTCGGCCAGTGGCTGGGTCCGCGCAAGGGCGAACTGATCCGCCGCTATGGTCCGCGCCCTACGCGCGCGGAGCAGCTCGAGTTCCTCCATTGGGAGTTGCAGGGCGGCGACCATGGCGGTCGCGCCGTCCTCGCGCAGGGCGATGAGGCCGCGGTGCTCGATGCCTATATCCGCAAGTTCATGCGGCCGGGGGCGGGAGCAGAGACCAGTGGCGACCTCAGCCGCGGCCTGTCGGCGCTTGGTCGCAATGGCGAGGATGTGGCGCGGGCGTTAGACGCCGCGCCCGATGGTGCGCCGGTCGCGCGGGATCCCGCGCTGGACGCACAGCGCGTGCCGGTGGATCTGCCGGAGCGGGAGATCTTCGAAGCGCCCGAGCTGCGCCGCGACCTGTTTCCTGATGATGGCAACTGGCGTATCGCGCAGCACGCCGCCGATGCCGATGCGATGGGCGTGCCGCCAGTGGCTGCCCTTGAGGGCATTGCCGCACGACAGGCAGAACCGGTCGAGGCAACCGTGCCGCAAAGTGCGGCCGGTGATGACACTCTCGGCCCATCGTCGATCCTTGGCTTTCAGCCGGAAAAGGGGCGACCGGGCATTTCGGTCATGGACGATGAAGGACACTTCGCCACGGCTGTTTTCCGAGACGGCAGCGGCCGAGCGCAGGCGGCGGTGCAGATGCCGATCAGCCCTGAGGCGCTCGCCATCACGAACGAAGTCTCGAGCTATGTGCGTCCAGAGTTTCGGCGCCAGGGGATTGGTTCGAAGCTTTATGATGCGCTCGATCGCGCCGGCTACCCTGTCGACCGATTGAGTGGATCCGGGGATCTGACGCCGGAAGGCGCGGCATTCGTAAATGCCCGACGGGGTAGGCAGGCCACGGCTGCAGCGGAGGACCGACGTGCTGCAGCTGGTGCGCGGGACGGCTCCCCCGGCGCCGTGGCGAAGCCGGGAATAGCGGCGAGCGGTGCTGAGGGCAATGCTATCGCTCGCGACGCATCGCCGCTGTCGGCCGGCGATGATCCTCGCGCGCTCGAGCCGTTCGCGGATCCGCATGGCGATGGCGCCAAGCTGCAGGCCGACAGCCTCGACCATGACGCGCGCCGTTTAATTTCCGATGCCTCGGCAGCGGCACCAAAAATTAAAGCGCTGCCCGAGCAGATGACCTTCCGCTTCGAGGATGGCGACGAACGCGGCCTGGCCGACGTGCTGGCTGAGCTCGACGAAGACGCCGCAGCGCTCGCCGCGATCCGGGAGTGCCTATGATGTTTGTGGTCACGCCCCCGAACCGGAAAACCGGCCCCCACTTTACCTGGGGGCGTGACTGATGGCCGCCGGCGTTTGCATTCCCGACCTGGTCGAGCAGGGCAAGATCCCGAAGGGCAAGGGCGAGTGGGCGCTCAAGCGCTATGGCCAGCTGCTCGACGTCTATGATCGCCAGATGGGCGGCGCGGCGGCCGAGGCGCTGGCGACGCAAACCGTGCTCAAGGCCCTCGAGAATGAGGTGCTCCTGAAAAAGCGCCGGATGCTGTTGCAGGTCAAGGCGCAGCAGGACGTGATCGCCTCGCTCGGCAGCTTTGACGGCGGCAAGGGCGCGAACGGCCCGATCGATCCGCGCGCCGCGCTGGCGCTGCTCGATCGCGACGGCCGCGCGGCCTATTCTAACGTCGAGGGGCGGCGCAAGGCGATCCGGGGCCGTGCCCATGCGATGATCGACCAGATCCTCGCCGATCATAGCCGCAATGTGTTCGGGCAGCTGCGCAACCGCGCCCAGCTCGGCGATATCGTCAAGGAAGCGTTCGGAGAGGATAGTGGCAACCTCGCCGCCAAGGAGCTCGCCGGTGCCTGGGGCGAGGCGGCCGAGATGCTGCGCAAGCGGTTCAACGCCGCCGGCGGCGATATCGGCAAGATCGAGCGCTGGGGCCTGCCGCAGGCGCATGACAGCATCAAGGTTCGGCGCGCCGGCTACGAGGCGTGGCGCGACACGATCGTGCCGCTGCTCGACCGCGCGCAGATGATCGATCGTGACACCGGCGCGCCCTTCACCGATCGGGATCTCGATGCGGCGTTGCGCGACACCTGGGAAAGCATCCGCAGCGAGGGCTGGTCGAAGCGCGCCGCGGGCTCGCCCGGACAGGGTATCATGGCGAGCCGCCACGGCGATGCGCGCTTCCTGGTGTTCAAGGATGCGCCGAGCTGGTCGGCCTATCAGCAGCAGTTCGGATCGGGCACCGCATTCGACGCGATGATGGGGCATATCGATAGCCTGTCCCGCGAAACCGCGATGATGGAGATCCTCGGCCCCAATCCCAATGCCACGGTCGGCTGGATCAAGGACTGGATCGAAAAGACGGCCGCGACCGACAGCGCGCCTGACAGCAAGGCGATCGACCGCGCCCATGCCGGCGGCAAGCAGATCGACCGGCTGTGGGGCGAGATCACGGGATCGTCCAACCGCCCTGAAAACCGCAAGCTGGCACTGGCCTTCTCGGCGCTGCGCAGTTTCCAGACGGCAGCGAAGCTCGGCAGCGCGACGCTGTCGGCGGTCACGGACACGGCATTCCAGTTCTCGACCCGCAAATATAACGGGCTGCCTGCCGCTTCGATGATCCGCGACTATGCCAAGTTGCTGCGCCCCGGCTCCAAAGAGGATCAGAAACTGGCGGTGCGGCTGGGCCTGATCGCCGAGGAATGGGGCCAGCGCGCGGCCGCCCAGGGCCGCTATCTCAACGAGGAGCTGACCGGCGAGATCTCGCGGCGCCTGGCCGAGGGCGTGCTGCGCGCATCCGGCCTGTCGCGCTGGACGCAGGCGGGGCGCTGGGCATTCGGCATGGAATTTCTCGGCCATATCACCGACGAAAGCGTCAAGGGCTTCGACAAGCTCGATCCGGCGTTTCGCGGGGCGCTGGCGCGGCACGGTATCGACGCGGGCGGCTGGGACAGTATCCGCGCGACGCCGCTCGAGGTCGACCGGGGCGTGCCGTGGATCAAGCCGGCCAATGTCGAGGACCAGGCGCTCGGTGACCGGATGCTCGAGATGATCCTGCAGGAAACCGATTTTGCGGTGCCGGTGGCGGATTTGCGCACGCGGGCGCTGATCAACTCGGTCGCGCCCAAGGGCACGATCGCGGGCGAGATCGTGCGCTCGGCGCTGTTGTTCAAATCGTTCGGGATCTCGATGCTGATCCAGCAGGGGCGCCGGGTCATGGAGCAATCGGCGGGCAATGCCGCGCGCTATGCCGCGGGACTGGTGATCGGCACGACGTTGATGGGTGGCCTGGCCATGCAGCTGAAGGCGCTCGCCGGCGGTAAAGACCCACGGCCGATGGACGATAAGGATTTCTGGGGCGCGGCGGTGCTGCAGGGCGGCGGCTTCGGCATTTTCGGCGATTTCCTGCAGTCGACCCAGAACCGTTTCGGCGGCGGCATTGCCGAGACGATGGCAGGCCCGGTCGCGCAGGACGTGCAGTCGCTCGCCGATATCGTAAAATCAAAGCATCCCGCCTGGGCGGCGACAAAGCTGGCGCGGCAGGAACTGCCCGGCGGGTCGCTCTGGTACGCCAAGCTCGCCTTCGACCGGCTGGTGACGGACCAGATCCAGGAAGAGATCGATCCCAATTATCGCCAGTCGTGGCGGCGCATGGAGAAGCGCGCCCGCGACCAGCGCACGGAATATTACTGGGCACCCGGTGAGACGGCACCGGACCACGCCCCCAGCCCAGAAGCCATGTTCGGGGAGACGCTCCAATGAAGGGAATTGGGCAATGACCGTCGCCGCCCTCACGTCGAAAATCGATTATATCGAGAATGGCGTCACGCTGACATTTGCGCTGCCGTTCCGGTTCCTGGCTGGGTCGATCAGCGCGACGCGGGTGCTGGCGGATGGATCCGTCGTCGCTCTGGCGATCGGGGTTGATTTCTCGACGACAGGCGGTTCGACGGATGCCGGCGGCAGCGCGACGCTGGTGTCGTCGGTGGCCGGTGCGACGCTGCGGTTTCGCCGCGAAACCGCGCGCTCCCAGTCGACCGACTACACGACGGGCGATGCTTTCCCGGCGGAAAGCCATGAGGCTGCGCTCGATCGATCGATGCTGGTCGACCAGGAACAGGACGACAAGATCGCGGATACGGCGCTGCGCGCGTTCAAGGTGCGCGATGGCGAGACGGCGCCGACCATGGGTCCGCTGGCCAGCTTCCAGGGCAAGGTGTTCGGCCTCAATGCCGGCAACGTGCTGGTGCCGATCGCGGTGAGCGGCGTGGCGGATCCGTCGCTGCGCGCGGACCTGGCGGATGACATCGCAGGCCTCGGCGCCGAGCTGGTCGCCTATGATGGCGCGACCGTCAAGGATGCGCTCGACGGCAAGGTCGACGCGGCGACGCTCGCGGGCAGCGCCGGCGCGGCGCAGGTCGGCTGTAATGACGGCGGCACGGGCGCGCAGACGCGGACACTGGCGCAAGTCCTGTCTGAAGCGCCGATCAACCTCCATGACTATTACGCGGTGGCCGATGGTTCGAACTGGGTGCCTGCGCTGACCAAGGCCGTGGCGCGCATGGCGGCGACAAAGCGGTCGATCTATGTCCCGCCACCGCCGGGGGGCCTGACCTATTACCCGATGACGGCGATCTTCACCCTGGACATGCTGCCGTTCTTCTCGACGGGGTTCAAGATATTCGGCAGCGGCCTGCAAAAATCCGCATTCGATTTCCGGGGCCTCCCTGGCAATAACTTCCTGCTGACATGCAGCGGCGGGTCGGTGCCGTCACCGGCCAGCTGCGCCTATCCTGATTTTGCCGATATCGGCTTTATCGGGGATGCCGCCGGGCCGGTGTTCACGGTCGGCCAGGCCGATTTCTCGGACCAGATCAATGAGCTGCGCTTCCACAATGTCGGGGTGCAGAACTTCAACACGACGTCGGCGGCGATCGGGGCGCAGTTCAATGCGGTGTTCAACCCGGATATCCTGGCGGTCATCAACTGCGGGTCGGGCGGCTATGTCGGTGGGCAGGGCGATGCCGTTCAGCTCAGGGAATGCGCGTTCGGCAACTTCAGGGGGTCTTACGGCTCGGCGCAGAAGGCCTTCCATATTACGACCGGCTTCAGTTACGGCAACAGCTTCACGAACTGCGACATGGAGAACGTCTCCTATTGCGTGGTGCAGGACGCCGCGAACGCCACGCGCAACACGTTTATCGGCGGGCAGTGGGCCTATTCAAGCAATGCCGTGCATTCGACCGCCGGTGGCCGCCTGCTGCTCGTCAACCCCAATCCGAACCCCTCTGGCGGCGGCACGCTGGCCGCGTTTGTGGGCAGCTCGGTCGGTGTGCTGATCGCGGGCGCGCCGTTCACCCCATCCAATCTGCCGACGCTCGCGGCCACGACGGTCGCGATGACAAACGCCACCGGCATGAACCTCGTCATGTTCATGTGGGGCGGTGCGGTCACAGGGATCAATCGCAATGGTGCTGGCACCATTACCTGGGCGAGCAACAGCATCGAGTTCTGGCCGGCTGGTGAGACGCGGGCGCTGACCTATAGCTCCGCCCCCACGATCTCGTTCTCGGTGGCGGGATGACCCCGGAGCTGGTCTCCTCCTTGGTGCCGTTCGGGCCGCTCGGCCTGCTGATCGCCTATCTGATGTGGGACAAGAACGAGCAGCGCAAGTGCGATCGCGAGCGGGCGCAGAGCGATATCGCGCTGACCCAGGCGCTGACTGCGCTGACCGTGACGATCGCTGATCTCAAGCAGAGGGTGAAATGATGGCGGTCCCTTACAAGATCGCTGTGATCCGGGGGTTGCGCCTGGCCTCGCACGAGCTGGAAAATGTCTGCCGGACTTCGGTGGGCGGCGTCGCGATGGCGATTTCGCAGCCGCGTGTCGGGACGCTGGCCGAGGATCCGCATGAGGTGGAGCCGGATGCGATGCGGGACGATGAAGGGGGTGAGCATGGCGGACATTGATCAGGTCATCGAGGGCGTGATCACGCGCGAGGGGCGTTATGTGAACGATCCGCGCGACGCCGGCGGCGAAACCAATTGGGGAATCACCAAGGAGACGGCGCGCGCGGCGGGTTATAGCGGTGCGATGCGGGATCTGCCGCGCTCGACGGCCAAGGAAATTTACCTGCGCCGCTATGTGATCGGACCGGGCTTCGACAGGATCGGCGAGATGAACGCGGCGATCGGCGCCGAGCTGGTCGACACGGGCGTCAACATGGGGCCTAAGGTGGCGACGACGTTCCTGCAGCGGGTGCTGACCGCGCTCAACAATGGCGGCCGCGACTATGGCGATATCGTCGTCGACGGCATGATGGGGCCGGGCACGCGCGGCGCCCTGCGCGCCTTTCTCGACAAGCGTGGGCCCGAGGGTGCCAGGGTGCTGCTCATCGCGCTCAACGGCCTGCAGGCCGAGCGCTACATTTCGCTGTGCGAGGCGCGCCAGGCCAATGAGGCATTCGCCTATGGCTGGCTGCGGACGCGGGTGGCGGCATGAGCCCGATCCGCATCCCGCCGGTGTCCGACCATGGCAGCGAGATCCTGCTGCTCGGCCTGATCGCGGCTGGCGTGATCTATCTGGCCGGGCAGGCGATCGACGCCGACAAGGCGGGCGAGGCGTCCGCATGGACCGCCGTGCTGATGCAGATCATCAACGCGATCAAGGAGCGCTGGACCCAGCGCAGCGTCGATCGGATGGGCCAGAACCTCGCCAACTCGCCGCCCGCCGATCCTGCAGCGAAGGAACCGACATGATGTCCCGGACCCTAAACAGCCTCATATCTTCGATTTCCGGGGCGTGGAGCGTGATCGCCGGGGCATGGCGCTCCGTCGTGGCCTGCGTCGCGGTCGCTGGGCTCTGTCTCGTCCTGGGGCATTGTGAGGGCGTTTCGAGCGAGCGGGCGCGCAACGATGCGGCGCGGGCGCTCGCCAATACCAAGGCGCTGGAATTGGATGCCGGGGCGCAAACCAAGGCGTCGGCCGACCGGGTGCGCGATGCGCTCGCCGTCAATCATCATGAAGAGGAGCTGATCGATGCGATTTCGACTGTGCCTGACGATCGCCCTGATCGCGTGCGTGTTGCCCTGGGCTGTCAGCGGCTGCGCGCCCAGGGAAGTGCTGAGGCCGATCTTCCCGCCATCTGTCGACCTTGAGGCAGCGGCGGAAGCCAAGCCGGTTGCGCCGGCGGCGATCGTGACCAGCGCCCAGGCGGCGGCCGCCTACGACATCGCGGTCGAGAGCTGGGGCGAGCGGGTGAGCCGGGCCGGCGGCAGGATCTGCCGCTGGGCCGTCGACAATGGAGCCGAGTTGCCGTTCGCCTGTCCGGCGCGGCCGAGCGATGAAGGAGGAAACCGACCATGAGTGCAGTGATTAGAACGCCGGCTGGGGCGCCCAATATGTTCCCCGGGATCACGCCGTCTGACACCACGCTGCTGCAGGGCTATCAATGGCTGCGCATCGGCGGTGCGGGCAATCTGGTGCTCAAGGGCTCCGACAGCGGTGCGGTCGCCACGGCCGCAATCGCGGTGACGGCGGGCGAATATGTGCCGTTCGGGGCGGGCTATGTGATGGCGGCGACGACCGCCACCGGCATTCAAGGGTTCGCCTGATGCGCGCGGCTGCTCAGCTATTGCTGCTGTTGGCCGGCGCGGGCGTAGCTCTGATCAGCAAGACCGTCGATCGCACGACGACGACCGTCGACGCCACCACTCGCACTGTAGATAGGGCCTGATATGAGCAATCAAGTTATTAATACCGGCACGACGGCCAATGACGGTACTGGCGATACCGAGCGTGGGGCGTGGATTAAGGCGAACGCCAACTTCGGCGACCTGTACGCCGCGCAGGGTAGACTTATCAATCCACGCATCATCTTCGCTGGTGACAGTAAATCCCAGCTTGCGGGCGGGGA